TCAATAGAGCTCCTGGAGCTGAATGGTGTGCCGTCCCTTTGTATTCCAGGAAGTGGCTGAATAATATCTATAAGATGGTCAATAGCCATTACTGTGTCTCAAATCCTATAATATGCTTGTTAAATATATTATGTAGCTATAAATCATTGAGTTCCAAATCCAATTACACATACATAACCTGAGTCCACAAAAACGTTACTAGTATTTACTAAACCTATTGTGACATTATTTAAACCGAAAGGTAAATTTCTTAAAGCAACAAATGAACTGCTACCTCCAAAAGGGGTACTAACACCAAAAATTCCATAAACAGGAGTGCTAAATGGTACTATAAAATTAATAGTATAAGCCCCAACGGAATTCCGAGTAACAGAAGCAACATTATACCCAAAAAGTGGAGGGTTTGTGCCTGCCGTAATCCCATTGAACACACATATAAACTTAGCCGCACTTGGATGATCTTGTTGAACCAAAGGATTGGTATAAACTAGATTAGAAGTTGCCGCTATTTGATCAGCTTTTATGGCAGCCTGTGTAGGAAGTTGCCATGTAAATAATGAATCTGCGCCATTTGAAACAGGAATTTGGCCTACTGTACCCGTCCCACCATTTTGAAGGTTTCCGGTCGCCGTTATGCCTGCGCATAAAAGGCCATAAGGGGTCGTAAAAGTATCTAATCCTGTCCCCCCATAAGGGACGGTATTTGTGGTACCATTCCAAACGCCCACTACAATCGTACCAAGGGACGTTATATTCAACTGGACTGCGTTTGGAAGAGTATCAGAACCGACAATCGTGTTGTCAGCAGAAGAATACAAAATCTCGTTAATCGTGGTCTCAGTCGGATAAACAGCTGTCGTAAAATTTAATAAACCCGCTGCATTTGAATACATAATTTGACCGGAATTAGTGGCATCTAATAACGGCAACGTCCATGTAACATTAGAGGCTATATTACCTGCCTTCAAAGCGGCATAAAAATTATTAACTGTATTATAGAACCTGGCTTCCTTTCCTCCTTTTATTCCTAAGCCATAAGATGCAAGGTCAACGGTTAAAGTTCCGGCTGATGAAAAACCAAAATCTCCAATTCCAGCGCCATAAAACCCTGTTGTTGCATCATTTGTAAAAACAATGGTAGGACTTCCTTCATTCCCAGGATTAAAAATAGCGTTTGTAGCCGTAGTGGGTGTGAAATAAAGACTTGTCCCCTCGGAGTAAACAATTAATTTCTCCCCTTGAGGAATGATAAAACTGTTTCCATCACCAAATAGTTTAAGGGTAACCGTGAAATTATTTGTTGTATTATTCCATACGTACCATTCTCCCGTTGCCGCCGGAAAATTCACAATGGCATCCTGAAGTAAGGCCCCTGTGTATGTTTGAATTAGCCTTGAAGCTTGGTCGTTTGTTAAATTTATTATTCCACCTGCACCAATATTTAACGATAAGGTATTTACGGCAAAAAATGTTTCCTTTCCAAACCCAAGACTATTCCATGTCGCCTCTGATGTACTGATAAACTGTGAAGATTCGCCAGGGTTTAACGGAAAGGATTCTTTTCCGTCTATTGTTGTCCCATCTGTGGTGGAAACCGTTACAATTCCTCCGCCAGAGTTATTGATTGATTCAGGGAAACCAACAGGCGCATTGGGGAATAAATTAATTGTTCCTACGCCACCATTCCAGATAATAAGTGAGCCCCTGTCAGCTGCAGTGGATGTATAATCTCCGGTGATTGTCTTTGATGGAAAATTAGTGTTAAGCGTGCCATTGATCGTCTTTAAACCCAATCCTGTCATTTGATAGGCATTTGAAAAGGCCGTGCCAGTCCCAGCCTCTAATATCTGCCATTCCCCCCCAGACGTTGAGTTATCAGTCAATAAGAGTTGGTAAACATTTCCGATATCCAGCTCGACCAAAAAATTCTGCCCATTATCTACGATAAAAAATGGATTTGCCCCATTATTAATAAATTGAATGGGCGTTCCCCTCGATACCTGCGTAGCATCGGGAATCTTTATGGCATAAGGAATATTGTATGTTAGTGTAATATTATTTCCACCACCATTTCCATCATCATCCGCTGTTCCATTAGATGTGTATGTAAATGAATTGCTTCCCTGTATCTCAAGGATATCTACAGTGATATTTAACTCTTCTGCGGTGATGCCATTGACGTCAGTAGAGCCGTTTATAGTTATCTGGGTTCCTGAGAATAAATTTTCAGTAGAAGGGACGGTGACGGTTACAACAGAAGACTCATCAGTTGTCTTAATGGGGTTATTTTCAAGGTTAATCACAATAGGAGGCTGTAAAGATGCCTGGACGGTCATATAAGAAGCTAATACATAATCGTTTGAAGTATCCTGGTAAGAAGTTGGCCATGCCAGATCAACATTTGATATTAGGACAATATTATTATATGAAATAGTGGAAGGCTGAATAAAATTACCGCCAAAAGTATTATTATAAGTACCCATTTAGTCTGCATCCCTGGTAGTGTATCTATCAAATTTTCTGAGTTTGTTCTTATTGTTCCACGAGGCAATGAGCCTTACATAATCATCTGCAATAACAGGTGTGCGCTCATCATTTTTTAACGTGACCATGGCTTCCATAAGTGTAGCCCTTAAAAGGATTTCAGGCATAAATTGAGTTAAATAATTTGTCTGGAAACTGGAATCGATTACCTGTGGCGTTTCAAGGTAAACAATTTCAAATGGATAATTCTGGTCAGGCGTAGGGCTAATGAGCCAACTTCCATAAACATAATCGGCATAGAATTTGGGAAGTGAAACCTGTGTTGTGTCAGGCCAGTAGTCACGGCAAAATTCATAAGTCCTTAAGTAAACAGGATTGTAAGTATTAAAACCGTTTCCTGTCCCATAATTGAACGCTATTGTATTTTGCCATCTATTAGGTTTCTGGATAACGCAATTATCCACTTGGAAAGAACCTTGGAGGGAAACTTCAAAAAGTAGGGAATTACAGTCACGGCCTATCCGTTCATGTGCATTTTTTATCCACATGTCCATGGAAGCCAAAACGATGGGGTCGTTTTTTCTTTCCAGTTCATTCTTGATTTTCTCAACCAGTGAGTTATATGTAAGAACAAATGACACTACTTATCCTTCATGCATAAAAACTTAAAAATTAAGGAATTTGCGCATGAAGCGAAGAAAGTACCAGTTTTCCTGTGAAAGGCACCTTATAGCGTCAACCTTGCGGGACGATTTGTATCCTTATTGTACAAAATATATGGATTTAAATAAACATGAAAAAAGAGGTACAATAAAATTATACCCCTTTAGATTTGAATTACTAAAATTAACTTACCGGCGTATCATTGATAGCTTGCATAAGTTGAGGAAGAATATCAATCATATTTTGCAAAAGCGTCCGTGAGCTATTGATTTGTTCATCCGTTTCTTTAGTAGCCTCTCCGCTATAAGCAAATAAAGCGGATGCAATTGGCTCGAATGATTTATAATTATCAGCCAGAATGCTCATATTTGTCTGCGCCATAATATTCGGTGTGATACTTGTCATAATCTATATCCTTTCAAAAAACCATGTATTTCAATATATTCTAAGTCATATCATTGTAAAATTCAATAACTTAAAATTATCAATTATCAATTTATTTTCTTACTAGCAGCATTAAATTCTGCAATCCTTTTCTCATGCAGTATTTTTCTCTTACCCTGTAGCTCTTCTTTTTTTCTATTAAGATTTTGATAGCTTTCTGAAAGATAGCTTTCTGGGCCTCTGATAGTCTGTTTCCACATCATCTCTTCTTTCATTAGGCTTTCATGTTCTTTTGCCAAAATACTTTGTTCTTTTTGAAACTCTTCTTCTCGCCTTATTGGTTCTTCTTGTTTTCTAATATATTCTTGTTTTCTAATATATTCTTGTTCTTTAAAATACTTTTTAGCAGCAAGTTTTATTAAAGTCTTTTGAAAAACTGGATGCTTTATAATTATTGGATTTTCTAAATCAGAATATTCCATAACTTCATAATAAATTGGATAAGATGTTCCTGTATTAGACAACATAGAATCAAATAATTTTATCTTTTGTTGATCATTTAAAGAATTTTCATTTAAACGCTCTGCTCCATTCACACATAATGATAACAAACAAAAAGGAAAAAAAAACTTTTTCATAAAAAATACTCCATTATTTAATAAATATATCTGAATAATAGAATATAGAAGACAAATTTTAAAAAATCAATGAAGGATTAAGGGAAGAGATTTGTTTTTTAAATTTTTTCACATGTATCCCATGAAAAAATTTCCATATCAATTTATATGTTGTAATTTACTCAATATTGCAATTTCTACCTGCAATCTTCCACCTTCACCAACCTTTCATAAAAACTACAGCTAACTTGACGTACAAATTCTGCCCATGCCTCTTTTTCCTCTAAAGTTAGACCTATATTTGTATTTTTAGTTAAAATAACAGCTTTCGCCAAATTTCTGCGGCTAAAAGCAAGACGATTCCCTACTTTTTCTACCCTTTCTAATTTAGAAAGAGCAGAAATGATTTTGCAAAAAGCAGTGCCAAGAGGCATTGTTTTTCTTGAATTTTCATTTTCTAAATCACTTTTCATAATCTTTAAACTTAATATCTTACTATGTTGATCCTACTATTAGATATCGCCATTTCATAATACTCCCTCCACTTAAAATTGAAAGAGGAAAGACAATAGTAGATTGAGTAGTTGAATTTATCACAATCCATGGCGTCATCTGTACTGTGACTTGATTGGTAGGTTGTAAAACTATAGAATAGTTTGTATCAGGCATTGCACTTGACAAAGTTAATTGAAGAACATTTCCACCAGCAGGTAATGTACCTAATGTTAAAGTAATTTGACCGGCAACTTCAGAACCAGCAATAGAAGCCGTTGCCCCAGTTCCAGCACCACTTAATACAGAAAAACTAGGCGCATTCCCATTTCCAAATAATCTTTTTGACCTCAGTGGCCCGTTAAAATCTCCTGTATAGGAAGGGGTGATGCCTCCTACTCCTAGTGCGCCTGAACTACCCACAATGTTACCACGCATAACTTCAGTGGATGTTGTAGAAGAAGTTGAAACATACCAAACATGTGAAGCGCCAGCATAAACTTGATATCTCAATATACCAGCGTTTATGCCAAATCCATAGAATTCGTGGCTATTATTATTTTGTTCATATAGAGTTAAAATTCTATTAACGATAGAATTAGAGGTTTGAATTTGTGAATTAGGAGTAGCGGTTCCAAACCCTACATTATTTGTAAATGAAGTTATACCCGTCCCATTTGGGGTAATTAAAATATTACCATTTGAATTAGTGCTTTGCAGGGTATTGCCAGTCAATTGAAGGTTTCCAGCCTGTAGAGAGGTTGTAATGACTACGGATGCTGGTAAAGAAAGAGTTATAGCACCAGTTGAAGCGCTTGCGGTAATTTGATTTGTGGTTCCAGTTATAGACGTTACAAAATTAGAAGAAGTCGTTTGCCATGCTGGAATTCCAACACTATTAGTCATCAAAGTAGCATTATTAGCAGTCGCTAGACCCACAACATTATTGGCTCCTGAAGAATAAAGAAGTTGGCTAGGGTTGGTGATTGCTGGATAGACAGCAGCTGACCAGACTGGGGCTGTACCAGTTCCGGACATAAAAATTTTATTAGCACCTGTAGGAGCTGAAAGAGCTAAAGCAGTTCCCGTAGAGTAAACAATAGAGCCTGCCGATGGTGTCAAATTAGCCCCTGTCCCACCATATTGGAGATCGACTATACTTCCATTCCACGTTCCTGTTGTTATTGTTCCCAAAGTCGTTATAGAAGATTGACCGATATAGGTAGGTGCAATTGAAATTACTGGCGTTGTCGTTGGACTTGTGACTGTAATCTGATTAAGCGTCCCTGAGACTGAGGTCACGGTTCCTAATGTGGGCGTTTGCCATGTCGGTAATGCACTTGGCCCAACAGAAGTCAGAACTTGACCTAAAGCTCCCACTCCGGAAACGCCTTGAAATGGAGATGTTGAAATTGTACCTGCACAGATCACAGAAAAAGGTGAAAAAGTCGTGTTTCCGGTTCCGCCTGTGCTCACAGGTACTGTGAAAGGAAGAGTTGTAGAAAAAGAAATGTTACCACTTGCATCTGTAACCAATGTTGAATTAGCGGCGGTTGGCAATCCAGAAATTACATTGAGAGCCGATCCATAAAGAAGTTGATTGGGCATTATAGTAGAAGGATAAGAAGCATTAGACCAAACTGGTGCACTGCCTACTCGACCCATTAAAATTTCATTGTTAACTACCGGAGCAGCAGAAATGGCTAAAGCCGAACTTGTTGAATAGACGATCGCGCCATTAGAAGCCGTCAAATTCGCGTTTGTACCACCATGATCTAAATCAATAATACTTCCGTTCCAAATTCCATTTATTGTTCCTATAACATCTAATGTATAAGTTGGTGTAGAGGTACCTATGCCAACATTTACACCATTTCCAAGTACCAAACTATTGCTTGCGCCAACTATAGTATTATATCCGATGGCGATAGCGTTCGTCAGATTATTAATATTTGCATCAGCTCTAGCCCCAAGAAATAAACAATGAGTATAATCAACAAATGATGCGCCTGACTCAAACCCTAACGCGGTATTCTCATCTCCTCTTTCAATTGTTGTTAAAGCATCTCTTCCAACCGCAGTGTTACCATCTCCTGATTCCATATTAGTCAAGGTAGTATGGCCCAGACCTGTATTAGAATTACCATCGACAATATCAAAGCCACTGCCATATCCTATACATGTATTAGCACCCCCTTCTGTAATCGAATTTAAAGTAAGAATCCCAACCAGTGTATTTTCTTCGCCAATGGTTAGAGAACTGAAACAATTAAGTCCTATACCGAAATTTTTAGCTGCTCCACTAGTATCAATAATGGTTGTTGGATAAGTCGGCGCATAGTAATCCACTCTCGGAATAGCTATAGATAATACCCCTGTCGTAGTTGTATTAAAGACAATACCGGTTGTAAGATCAGCAAGAACTTGAGCGTTTGTTAGCCCAGGATCAGTGGTTTGAATAATATAAGTAGCATCATTAATGCCACCTATACTATCATCGACATATTGTTTATTGGCTGCATCCATAGGGTCCTCCGGATAAGCAAGATTTATAATCTTATAGTTATTAACATCTATATTTCCTGTAGCTATAGGAACATTGTTGAGAGGAGTATTTAAAGTTAATGTAATATCACTTGAAAGAGGGCCCGATCCTGAAACATCCCCAATTGCTGTAAAATTAGCGTCAATCGGAGTAGTACCGGCAATTATGCCGACAATAAGAGATGTATTATTTGCTATATTAGTAGTATTCTCTTCAATTTGTGATATATAAGCATCTGATCCATCTATAATTTCATTTATTTTTTCTGTATTATTACTCACTTGCAAACTAAGACCTCCTACTACAACAAGCAATCCCGTCACCGGTGCAAAAACGGCAACATTTAAAAGTCCCACAGTTGTTACCAACCCCGTTACAGGGTCAAATAATGTTGTATTTATGGTATTTATAGCGCTTGTATTGTTTGCTATATTATCTTGCATATCTTCAATTGTATCTATATTACTAATAGCCGTAACTACTTGCCCAAAAGTATTAGTAGTAATAGTAGCATATTGATAAAGACCCGCAGTTCCTACAGGCAACATACTAATAGTTCCGGTTCCATTTGTAATGGGCCCTCCACTCAATCCTCCCCCCGTTTGAATGTTAAATGGAAGTGCTACTGGTCTAGCGGTACCATTTCCTACCCAAAATCTATTAAGAAGTAAGTTCGGTAAATTTGTTATATCAATAGTTGGATTAGGAACCGGACGATTAGAGGCATCTCCTATCCAGATATTGCCCATAGCTAAATCAGGCAAAGCTTCTTGAGGTAATGTCCCTTCTACAGGACGGTTTGTGTTATTCCCTACCCAAACTTTATTAAAGGTTAAATCCGGTAAATTCACTATATTTAAAACAGTGGTAACGGCGATTTTGCCGGAATTATCAATATTTCCAGTAAAAAGTTGATTCGCTAATAGACCGACAGTTGTAATTTGACCAAAACCATTTCCGATAAACATTTTGCCCCAGTCCAATCCTGTTTGAGTGATTTGACCAGGGTTTAAAAAATCTCCCATGAATATGGTGCCAGGGTCTAAACCTATCTCTTTAGGAACTGCATAACTGTCTCCGATAATTGGGAGCGCACCTCGTACATCCCAATTTAAATCTCCTACTATCGTCACATAAGGAGGAGTGGGAATGAATGAAATAGAAGGCGGAAAAACATTTATGACTCCCATCCATATCTTTCCTTTTGAAAGATTTGGAAGATTACTTTTATCTATTTTTAAAGTAGTCGTAGGAGCAATAGGTTCCGATAGACTTAGATTAAGACCTCCTGTGTAAATATTATATAATCCAAAGTTAACAGGCGCTCCGGGTGGAACACTCAAAGGGTCAACAGGTAATGCAGATAAAAAAGGCGGCAGATTTATCAAGCCGATTCTTTGGTTAGCAACTGGTCTATTCGTTATGTCTCCTATCCAGATATTTTGATAAGGCAAATCAGGAAGAGTCCCAATGGGAAATATATTGGTTTCAACTGGCCTGTTGGAAGCATCTCCAATCCAGAAATAATTCTCAGTAAGAGTCGCCTCGACAATCACTCCATTCAGGTTAGAAATTAGGCCATTATTAACTTCACTTAAGGCTTGAGCATTATAAAAATGCGGGGAGGGATACTGAATAATGAAAGGGGTATAGTTCAGTCTTTTTCTAAGATTGATAATGTCCAGTTTGATATCTATCAAAGCTGGGCTTTCTATAGCGATATTGTCTCTATTCCCTACCCATATATAATCATCGGTTAAGGATTGCTTGTCAGGGATTAAAATAAGACCTGTAACAGGAGATATAAAAAGGTCGGTATATCCAGGAAAAGTCTTCATGCTGTGAAATGCCCTATAAAGTTGGTTATAGAGATAATATCGCTTTGAAAAATAGATTCAGCAAAGTCAGCAAGATATTGAAAATACTCCGGCTCAGTATTATCAATTTCAGTATTCTCAACAACATCTAGGACAGCATTCGCCCTATAATAATAAAATGCCTCTAAAGAAGAGTCTGATAAAACTTGGAAACACTTTGCAATGGATTCTTGGCTACCAACACACGCAATCTCAAAATACTCATAGATTTGCTCAGCTGGGCATATATCTACAACTGTGTTACCAACCGCATTAATAGGGACACAGGAAGGGCATTTAGATAAAAGCTCCTGATAAACAGGAACTGTTTTAAACTGATCTTCTGAAATACCAGAAGCATGGAACAAAGAAGGGGGACCTGGGTTTCCAGAAGGGTCAAACCCTAACTCTCCTAATCCTGTCCCAACCGAAAGGAGACATGTTCTATTAAAAGTAGGGTTTAAAGCTTTAGCATAAACATAAGAAAAAAAAGCAGCATTATTTTGATAGAGGCCACTGTCTATATAAATATGTCCTCCAAATGTCCATGAAGGAAGGTAAGCAGGGGCTGCGGATACAGCTAATGCTATATCACTTATAAGGAAATCCTGGCCAATAAAACCACTCGTCGCTATATTAGAAAAAGTTACATAAGTCTTGGTGTCTGATTGATAGCCAGGGATTATTACATTCGTTTTGACATCTTGCAGCGTATCAGATCCAAAAATTTCCTGAACCAAAGTTTTTAAAAGACCTGCTCCATACGAATTCTCTGTAGGCCCCGAAGACTGATAAAAAGGAATCCCGGCGATTAAAAGGACATCCTTAAAAGTCTTATTTGGCCGCCATGATGGGAAAAGGGAACTTAAACTAAAAATATAAGGGGCATGTTCTTCAAAAAACTCTATCATTTCGTTAACAGATTTCTTATCAGTAGCAAAAGCTAAAGCAATCAAAGCTCCTACAGAGGTACCTCCTAAATAAGGGAACCTCCTTCTGATAGCGGTACGGTCGTCAGGGTCTTCTCCTAGCAAAATAAGAAAATGTTTTATCCAGTGAAGAGAAAAATAACCCCTGGAGCCTCCACCATCTATCGTTAACATCCTGTGTGTATTTTGATCAGCCATTTTTATCCCCAGTCCATGCCCAGGGTTCATGTTGGAGTTTATTGTCCTGTACTGGTTGATCTATCAAAGTATCTTGAAGGGTCTGCCAGGGACGGGGATGTTCGAGGGGTACAGGATCAGGCTTGATAACAGGGTTCATCCCTTGAGGATTGGGTTTGTCCAAAAAATATTTGTTGACGTATAACCCTGTCCAAACCAGGCCATTCCCACGATAATCGTATTGCTTTACAAGGTCGTTATAATTACATAGCTGCCCAGAGCGGTCACATCTTGCGACAGCATCAGGATTTGAAGGATTGATGTTTACAAATTTACCTTTTGGAAGCATTTCTTACCTACTTCAAGTGGGATACATATTGGGTTTGATACGCAAGGGAACCTGCTCAGTATCTTCAATTTGGGCGATTTTCCAGGATTCATCCGACAACATTTTCATTGCCGTAAATTTTTCCGGCTTATAGATTAACGCCATTTCCGATGCCAATCCCATTAAAGTTGCCTTTAAAAACCTTTGGGGAATATTTATATTTTGATTTATGGAAGTGACATCCATGATCTGCATTGTCCGGTTATAAACAATGGTTTGGTAGCTATTATCCGGCGTGGGCCATAATGTCATCGTAGGAGTAAGTTGGCGATCCAGGTAAAAGCTTGAAGGGGTAGCCCTCTGTAACTTGTTAGGGTACGTAATATATTCAGAACGGGAAATTGCAGTTAAGTTTCTACTGAAAATTGGACTACTAAAATATATTTGTTGGACATCTAAAGTAGCCCCTCCTGTTTCACGAACACGAATGGCCTGGACATCAATAGGGACATTCAAGGCCCACCATATAACTTGTCCAATGGGATAATAGGTTTTAGGGGTGGATATATTATTAATCCACGAAATGTTATCGTAAGAATATTCACATACAATGGTATAATCTGTTGTAATGTTTGACTGAACCCCAACATAAAAAACAGCCTGTGAAAGGCCAGGTGGATATACATAAGAGATATAACCATTCGAGGATGTTTGGGTGCAAGCAACGCCAGTTGTTCCTGAAAACGCATTTGACGCTGTTCCTCCGTCTGATGAGAAAGCCGTACCTCCAAGGAGCCTTCTGTTATTACTTGCCGTAACCTCAGGGGTTTCTACTGTTGACGTAGGAAGAATATAAGAAGGTTGACCAACATTAATCTGAAACATGGACTTTTGGATTGTAAAAAGGTTAAAACCTTTATTAGCCCATTCAGCAAAAAGGAAGTTTAGACTGCTGATTGCTGAATGATTGTGCATTCCTATAACTTCTGGGCCATAAATACCAATTCTCTCGAAGGCATAAATAATTAAATCCGAGATGAGGAGTTGAGAACCGAAATTAAAAGAATTGCTATAAGCCACTTCATGTCCCTATTATTTCTTACGAAATCCTTTCATGGCATTTTCTAAATCAGCTTCTGTTACTGATGAGGTTTTGAGAGGATTTCCTTTCCCTGTTTTCCCTTCAGTATTTTTCTTATTAAAAGTGGTTTTTAAGTCTTTGGGTGACTTACCTTTTAAAGATATTTTGTTGGCCATTATTTTATTCCTTGTTGTAAAATGGTTAATGTCAATGTCGCTGGAGGTGTTGCCGAGTTAACGACTAATTGAAAGGCAGACGCTGGATTTGAAGAAGAAAAATATTGACTGGTGGTAGCACCTGTTAAAGAATTGTCAATCGGATAGGATGTTGGGAATGCGGGGAAATAATAAGATACATTTGCCCCTCCTCCATTGGCGCCATTTCCATTTGCGGCTGCTAAATACGTAAATGTTGTCGCAGAAGCTACCGTAATTTGTGCGTTGATGTTTAACTGAGCTGCTGTAATCCCCCCTGTGTCCACCGCATTTTGAATTGTTACGATATCCCCTGTTTTTAATGAAGCCGTGGAAGGGACGGTGACGGTTACAATAGGAGAGGCGTTAGCCGTAGCAATCGGATTATTTGCTAGTGAAACAGGTACAGGGTAAACAAATTGAGAGGTTGACCCAATAGCTCTGTAATATGATATTTCATCTAGAGTCCTATTAATTGAGTAATTTATAGTTCCGTAAATGGTTGATGAAAGGGAATATTGAAAATATGTGCTTAAATAATTAAGCTTAATCCATCTCGATACGGCATAAGCGCTATACCCCATACCAAAGTTCGTATAGTTCCCAGATGCGGCAATATTGGATATTGAGCTATAAAGTTTTCCAGAATTTACAGTATTATTATTCGGACCAGCTCGTACTTCAGAGATAACATTCCCGAAAATATCCTGGCCTGTGATTGTAAAGTTTACCGCTGACAAGTTGTCGCTTGAAGTAAAAGTTACATAACGCGCCAAATTTGTGAATTGTACGGGATAAGGTACAGCAAGCTCGATTGAAGAAGTAGCTCCCCCTCCTGATACAGAGGTGGGGTACAGGGCTATAGTACTTGCAGATGGATAATAAATAACCATAGGTCTTGCCATACCTTATCTCCTTAAAACAGAGGCTGGGTATATTGCGTTACGCCAAACCGACCTGTTGGGAACTGATACAAATTCCCTTTCCCAGGACTCATCTGGATAGCCGCACCCCCACCAGTAGCTGTGCTTGTAGCAGCTGTCCCAGAAAAGACATAAGTAAAAGAATCTTCATCAACTATAGTAACTGGGGCCGTAACATTGATTTGAGGTGCTGTTACGTTTCCTATTGTAGCTGCTCCTGAAATCGTCACATTTTCTCCATTTGTGAAGTTATGACCAGGTGCAATCACTGTTATGATATTGGTGGCATTAGTTATGCCAAGAGCAGCAGTAGCTAAATAAATTATATCAGGGATTTCATAAGTATTTCTCGTATCCCCACTGGCATTATAGAATGTTACAGTCAAGCGCGTAAGAGAATCAGCATCTGTAGCTGGAGCATAAGTACCTCTTACATCTCCTGTGGACGCTGTTGCATTACGACGATCTCCTGCCAAAATAGTTCCCACATCTAAAGCCCCATCAAATTTTTGTTGAAAAATATAATTTGAATCACCAACAAAATAAGGCAATCCAAAAACATTTCCAACGCCAACTGAAACATTAGCCACTGTTCCTGTAGATACGTAAACAGCTTGTATATATTTGAAAGCTTTCAAACCTTCCGTTGTATTAGAGCCTACAGGACCTGTAATTGTTTCAACCATAGGCATTCCGTATCGATCCCAACCGAAAACCGTAAAATTGGCGGCGGTAACATTCAATATCCCTGTAATGGTAAGATTTCTGGGGACGTCCAGAGCAATGACACCAGCCCCAAGAGGGCCAGAAGTGCCAGAATAAGACGGAATCCATGTGATGCTATTGTTCGAAACTGCCCTTAATGTTACATATCCTGCACCCGCTGGTGTCTGTGCAGCTGCTATATTCGCAACTGCTACAGCAGCTGGTACAATATCTAAAATGGATATTGGCGTCATATAGATACCAGGAGGAGTACTATCTGCTGGACTTGGAACAAGTATTGAGGGGGTTAATCCAACAGATGGGGCATACTGAGACCCAACTGTAGGTCCAACTCTCACGCCATCTGAGAAATGGGTACCATAGGAAGGAGGAGTATTAGACATACTTTATACTCCTTGTGACGCGTAAGCAGCACGCCAATCAGAACATCCGAATGAATACCGCTCCACAAAATTGACGTTTAGGTTTCGTGACGTGGTGTCTGTGAACATATCAATCGACAACGGGTCTCTCTCATAGTATTTGAACCCATTTGTGTCCGTCAAAAGGAACCAGGCATTGGGATTACTAAGAAATTGATTGACCCTGTATCCCATCGGAACACTACTTAAGTTATAAACAGCCGAGATATCATTGTTTGCTGTGGATGTTCTAAACTTGGACTCCAATAGGACGTTTGCTGTAAATTGAAGCTCAGGTGGAACAATCAACTTTTCTGAATTCAATGCAATACGCAAACCAGATGCGCTCATAAATCTTTGAATGCCTATAAGAGCATCTTGCAATGACGATTCATTTAACTGAGTCGGCACAGCAAATGTATTAGGAACCGCGCTACCCTGTACAGGATGAGTCGTAGAGAATAAAGACTGCCCATCGCTTACAGGAAATTGGGTACTAAATGCGTTATTGAGAATCGCAGCCCCTTCAATGTTTTTGGCTTGGCGAAGGGATTCCTTTCCTGCATCTGCAGAGCGGGGCCATTCATCTTTATAGAGGTTATCTCTAATTGTGTTTGCCGTAATTTGGAATCCAATTCCAAAATTCCTGTGGTAATAAGAAGTCACATATTGCTGTCCCATATCTCCATAAAATACAGGCCCCCCATCTTGCTTAAGTTGGGCAACTGGCAAGAGTTTCATTTCAACTTCCAGCTCAAATGCTTTATCAGAAACATGTTGGGCAAATATTTCTTTCCACTGATCAGAATAGGTTAAATAATCTCCGAAAATTGCCGCCAGCCCCGGGCGTATCAATGCCTGAATATTTGATAACGTGATAATAGCCATTTTAATTAAACTCCTGTTGCACCAGCATTGGTGGATGTAGCATTTAGTTTTACAAGCAGATTGGCATAAGGGGTTCCGGAGACATTTCCGGGAATCGTGTCAAAGCCAAGGATGTGCAGAGGTAATGTTGCAGTTGTTGCAAAAGTATTGGTATCAAGCGCCATGCCTGATTGTCCCGTACGTATATTTCCTGCCGTTGCAAAACTTACATCGGCGTTTTTGTTCACAGCATTTGCGGTTGTGGGGGTAACCGTTGCATTAGCTTGAATGGAAAATATGGTATTAGGATCAGTAATAACGTTTGCAATAGCCGTTGTTCCTGGGAACACTACCGTTGAAGCTGGCCAAATTCTACTAAATTGAACAAAACCATTTGTATCTGTATATCTACAGCCCCAAAAAACACCCACTGAATTGGTGCCTGCGGCTGCATAAATGGTAACAAGTCCATTTGTCATTTTAACAAGGTCGCCCTGAAAAAGGTTTGTTGCGTACGCAGGCGTAATCTGATAATTCCAGAATGCTCCCGACCAGGAGGTCGATCCATACGTACTTACTGCAACAAGACCCAAGGGCGCATTAACGCCATAAGCCATTTGTTGTCTCCAAAAATAAAAAATGTGAATGAATAATTTGCGCACGAAGCGAATAGTTATTAAATAACTTTACCTAATAACAGGGAGCGTCAACCTTGCGGGACGGATATAACGCGAGAGCGTTACTTATTAAAAAGAATACCAAATATATTAAAGGAAGTATACATAATTTTGACAGAGTTCTAAATTATTAGGCTATGTTTTTAAGAACATGTGGATTTTTTTCGAGATATTCATGGAATAGCTTTAGTTTCGTGAGTTCACCAGTCAGTTCTATTAATTTACGGTAGCTAATATTGCAATCAAAGGTCGTTCCCTCTTCATTTGAATAAATATGGAATGTATTTGTTGCCTCTAATATACGAGTTGAAGGAGCATACAAAGGAATTCCATTGTAAATAGAAGTATTAAGAATATCTTGAGATGATTTATTTGATATTAAATGGTTATTCCTGAAATAATAAGGAACTTCATCATCAATAACAAGGGTATAAGCCGTAACAGTTATATCTTGAGTAGAGGTATTACAAATCCAAATGCTATCCATAATACAGGTATTTTGAGAACCAAGAACCAGGGTCGGCGTTGTGCTGATTGAACTCGTTAAAGTTTCAGTAAAGTGAACCCATGGAGGTGAGGTAGGGTTAGCCATTTTTATTTATGCGGTGTATGTGTGCGACGACAATAAGTCATTTAAGCCTTACTTTCATTTGGCTAGAGTTTGATGGCAAGTCATTGAGGGAAAGTTCATTCTCTTCAACAATGATGCTTTCTGTAGTAAGAATAAGCCCAGAAATTGATGAAGCATCTTTAAGCGCCGTTATGACAACTTTTGTTGGGTCAATAATCCCAGCATCGAACATATTTACCGAAGTTTCCTCTTTTGCATCCCATCCTGCATTAAAACTATCATTTTCTCTAGTATCTTTTAAAGACAATTTTAAAATATTTATCCTTCCTTCGTCTATGCCAGAATTTAAAAGAATTTGTGTAAAAGGAGTAATGAGGGCATTCGTTAGAATATCTACACCTATATTAACATCTTGATTTGGGAATTTATCAAAACTTTCAAACGATGCTTTTAATAAAGCAATCCCGCCCCCCGGTAGAATTCCTTCTTGAAGAGCAGAGCGTGTAGCATGTATTGCATCTTCAACGCGATCTTTTCTTTCTGAGATTTCGAACTCGGTAGTTCCACCCACTTTTACAATAGCTACGCCATTTGTCAGCTTTGCCAAACGGCTTTCCAGATATCCTTTTTGTTCTCCTGAAGACGAAGCTATCTCATCTTCCAAAAAGGATATCCTCTCCTTGATTGCTTCCTCTTTCCCCATTCCGTCAATGATAGTTACTTTATCGGAACTTACAATGACTTTTTTTGCTTTTCCAAGCATATTAAGCCGAACACTATCAAGCTGCATGCCTTGATCTTCGGAAACAATCTCTGTATTAGTCATAATAGAAATATCGTCAAGCAATTCGACTCTTTCATTATACGACTTGCTTATGGACGAAGCCTTAATTGCAACGCATTTAAACCCTAGTTTCATTTTATTAATGACAAGAGTGGAAAGCGCTTCTGAGTCGACATCTTCAGCAATAATCAATAAAGATGCATTTTCCCTTTTAATAACTTCAAGCATCGAAAGAATGGGCTGCAAGGTAGATATTTTTTTATCAAAGATAAAAATATAAGTATTTTCTAATTCACAAAGCATTTTATTAGGATTGGTGACAAAATAGGGAGAGATATAACCGCTATCAATTTCAAAGCCTTCTACAAATAAAATCTCCGTTTTACCTGTCGTAGATTCTTCCAGGCTTACTATGCCATCTTTCCCAATTTTAGAAAAAACCTCTGCAACAAGATTCCCAATGTCTTCTTCACCATTTGCGGCTATAGTTGCGACGTGGCTTATTTTTTTAATGTCATCTGAGATGGAGACTGATTTTTCCCTTAAAAAATTCACAACTCTTTCCGTTGCGTAATCAATTCCCTTTTTAACCTTTACCGGATTTGCACCCGCATTGACCTTTTTTATTCCTTCATTAATGATATATTGCGCTAATACCGTTGCTGTCGTGGTTCCATCTCCCGCGACATTACAGGTTTTCATAGCAACCTGTTTCAATAGTTTAGCGCCTGTATTATCAAATTCTTTATATAGTTCAACTTCCCGAGCGACAGACACGCCGTCTTTAGTTATTCGGGAAGGATAATGGGTATTATCTATAATGACATTACGACCATTTGGCCCAAGGGTTACCTTAACAGCATTTGCAAGGATATTAACACCTTGCAAAATGATATCCCTTGCTTCTATTCCGAAAGCTATTTTTTTTGGTAACATCTAGCGCTTTCCCATTCTATGGGCTGGCTGATAACTCTGTTTATTTTCTACAATATGCCTGGGATCTCTGCCTCCACTCAAAAATTGGGTAGTTGCTTCTGATTGTCTTCTTACTTCTTCTCCTACCCTACGTTTTGCCTCTTGTTCTCTTAAGTAGTCTTCCTCTGGTTTTTTCATAAGAATATGGCCGCCCATTCTTATCCAGCCATCACTCCTGTTTTTGTCAAACTCATGATTCATTAATTCCATTTTCAACTGTGGTATTTCTGATTCATGAACAAATTCCCATCCCTTACGTTGTCTTTTTCTTAAATTGTCAGGCTGAGGTTGACCAAGAACATATTCAGTCATAAACCCGAGTTGAAAGCCAGCAGGCCACCACTCACGGGGAATATAATAATCACTTTCATTATCGTCGACCATATCCAATGTTTCGCGTGATCTGTCAAGGTGAATTTCTGCGTCACGTGAATGGGGATTATGGCTCCATTCATTCATAACGTAATTTTCAGGGAATACAGGCTCTTCCTGTGGTATCCCGGAAATATCTCCGGTTTCTGTTTCTTTAACTTTTGTCATAATTAACTCCGTTTCATTTGTCTGTCTTGTTCCATCTGCTTTCTAAGATTTTCTTTATACATATTTTCTGCTACCTTACGATCTTCCAGGCGTTGACCATTGAATCTCACGCCGACCATTGCATGTGCGGTTTTGATTTGCTCAGGAGTTAAAATGATATCTTGATTTGTTTTTTGAATATTTGGAACCGTATTTGTTCTACTAACGGCAGAAACATTAGAAGATTGAGAACTGGAAAATAACTTTTTAGGTTTTGGAGAGGAGATATTAAATGTTTCTTTTACATATTCAGTAATTTCCTCAAAAAATTCAGGACTTCCAATTTCCTCAGCTCTTCCCTCAAAGGTATATTGGTTTCCTAATTGATGTAGGTGACTTTCAGCTTCTTGCAGCATTTTTTTATTAAAATTTTTAGAGTTGGAATCCGCCCATAAATTCTTTTTAATCCATTCCTGTCCATTATGTTGAAAATCTTCGCTTTGAGAGATTTGACTTATGGAGTCATCATATTGTTCAGTTTGAGTAGGTTGAACCGGTTGAGCAGGTGGTTTTGCCTTAGCATAATTATCTAATTCATTTTTTTGACGGAGAACCGCTTCACGACGTGCGGCATATTCCGCCATTAGCCTTGTGGCTTCTGCTGCTTTCTCACTATTTCCTTCTTCAAGGGCAGTAGCATGCTCACTTTCTATATTTTTCATATAGTATTTGAGGGCATTTTCTTCAGCGGCAATTTTTTCCTGCTTGGTAGAAAGTAGGGCGCGTTTTAATTCCTCATTTTCACGTTCCACCTGATCGTTCTTAAGATAGGATTGTTTTAAAACAGCTTCGGTTTGTCTGTATTTTCTGGTAACATCAGCAATTCGTCTATCTGCTGTTTTTGATGGCCTTACCTTTTTAGGCTTTTCTTCCCCTTCTTCTGTTGTTTCTTGATCTTCCAGTTGCTGATCGGAATCATTTTCTATAACTTCTTCAGGTTGATGAATATCTTCTTTTTTATCTTCTTGATCATTTTCTTCTTGCGTGTTTGTATCTTCTCTTACTTCCCATGAGATCTCTCCTCCATCACGAGGGGAAATAATATTAATGATAGGCTCAGTGGCAGTTGGGGATTTCTTTTGAGATGTTTCTGGATTACTCATAAATTATTTACCTAGAAAGTTATGTGATACACTTTGAGAAGGGTCAGGAATGATAAAGCGTAATAATACGTCTTCCACCTCCTGAATATGAACGGTCTTTCCTGTTTCTGGATTAGTCCATGTATTCAATACACCACCATACTTTTTGATTTTGACGTAATCCCCAACTTTTGGCATTATTTTCCAATACTTGAATTTTTCTCCCTGGAAACACGCATCACCAAGCATTAGAATTTGTGCCAAGCAACTATGGTATTGATCACGTTCAATGGAAGTATCAGCTCGAATGAATTCTGAATCTGACCCGTCCGCAGATTTAAAATGGGTGCCTGTAGTATGAGTTTCTACCAAGGCTACCCACCCAAGGGGAACAGGATGGTTTGGCCCCAATTTTTCCCTTATTAAGTCATTTGTTGGAAGATCTTTCATCCTTCAATAATTTCTCCGTCACTAACTTGGGAAACGGGAGGAGTAGAAGGATTATTTTGAGGCTGAGGCTGAGGCTGAGGCTGAGGATTTTCTATCATGTGACAAAACTTGTTGAATATTTCTAGGCATTGTTCCCAGGCATTAATTTTCCCTAAAAGACTTAAAATTTCTGAGTTATCTTTAAAAGCTCCTATCCTTAATTCTTTATGATCTGAGATGCTTTTTTGCATTATGTTTTTGAATTCATTTTTGAGTGTGGAATAGGGCGGATTTGAAAAATTAGACTGAGACATAGGAGCTCCATGGTTAAAGATTTATTGATATTCTATATACAATATTAGAAAAAATATTTGAATTGTCAAGAGATTAAATGTGATATTTACCAACGAATATTCTGGATTACCAAAAGGGTATTTTCAATTAATAAATTATTATATAATATTTACATAATTTAACAAATTTACAATTATTTTGTATTTTTGTGTAAAAAAGTGTTGACAAAAAGGAATGGCCTTGTTAAAAAAGAAAGATAATCAAAGGAAGCATTTTGATGGTAGTTAGATGTTATGAGTGCAGTGTAGTGGCTGGATATGGTTCAGAACCATATAGTTTCTGTTCTGATGAGGGTTGTGATAAATATCATGAGTCTGTATAAAAAGAAGGAGCATTGATATGCGAAATTTGTTTTTTAAACTGGATTCTGGACAAATTGTTGATCTTCAAAAATTACAACTCATAGAGAAATATCTTATATGGTTTGAATATAATAGTGACCATCATAATGGGCTTAAAATTTCTGTCAATGACTATAAAAGAATCAAAAAGATTTTAAATCCAGAATGGATTGATGTTGAAGTAGCAATGGAGTGGGCTTCAAAAAAAATTAAAAAGATGGAAATAAAAGAGGAATCGCAAAAATAATGGCAACAAAAGATCAAAAGAGAGTAACAGTATGGGTCGATAGAAAGATTAAGGAAGAGGCCGAAGCTATTCTTAAGCAATTAGGATTAACCCATACATCTATAATTAACTTATTGTATAAACAGGTTATTTTTCATAAAAAATTACCCTTCGAGATTAAGGTTGGAGATGAACCATGAGCCTAGTAAGAGATGAATCAAATTTCATTAGATAAGGAAATGGAAGAAACGATTCACCAAATTATATTAGTATGTGGTGTAAGGCAATTTAAGAAATAAATTTAAAGATAGGATAATTTGATGAGAATTACGAAAAATTACTTTAGATTAGCTGTTGTTAGTGAAAGGCTTCATCGACTTTTCTTAGAGGTAATAAAAAATTACTTAAGTCATAAGAAAATTAGAGATATCAACTCTGTTCAGAGTCTTATTCTGTATAACATTGGATTTGAAAGAATCACAGTGGGGGATTTTACCAAGTGTGGTTATTATCTTGGATCCAATGTTTCATATAATTTGAGAAAAATGGTAAATAATAATTATCTTATGCAATTTGAAAACAAGGCTGATAAACGGTCTAGTTATGTAAAATTATCGAAAAAAGGTAGTGAATTATATGAAAATTTAGATCATTTGTTTGCACAAAATATATGCGATCTAAAACAAAGTGGAATAGATAATAAAGATTTAGTAGAATTGTATAATCAACTTTGTTCTGTGGAAAAAATTATGGAAGGAATTAAAAATGGATAAAGATAATTAAGGGGGAATAAAAAATGAGTAAGAAAATTCATATAGTTATGATTGTTATTGGTGAGTATTCTGATAGAAATGAGTATGTATATAAAGCTTTCTCCGATAAAGATAAAGCCGCAGAAGTTGTAAGTGAACTTTCTGAAAAAATTAAAAGTATTGACTCAAACCAACCTTATGAAAAGAAGCGGGAAATGTTTGAGAATATATTAGGAATTTACTGCTTTCATCGTCACTCTGGATTTCCTAATTTATATATTGTTGAAGGAGTTGATTTAGAGGATGGAGACGAACAATGACTAGAAATGAATTAATCAAAGAGTTGTTGGATTATACAGGAGACATGCCAGTCATATTTACTATGGAAGCTCATGAAGGCTGTGAAAAGTGCCAACGTTCTCGTTATAGTGAGATTTATTCTACTTATGAAAAAGATGGAAAAATATACTGTAGGGGGTATTAACAATGAATCCATTTGATAAGGAAGTTAAGATATTCATTCATGAGAGTTCATCTGCTTATATGGAAGATTGCACCACAATTCAAGCTGAGCACGAGAAGTCTGGTATAACGGTAAAAATTAGAAGACCAAGAGACAGAGCAAGCTTACTTGACATGCGCGCCGAAGCTTTAAATGAACTCGAGTATCTTGTTACTAACAGTCCAAGGTATGCAAGGATTCTAAAAGATATCCAAAGGGAGAATAGCAATGATTGAAGATAAAAGAAAAGTATCGACAGACGCACTAGAAACTCTAGGCACAATCATAAGTGAAACAGAGAAGCGGGATGCTATCCATTTGGCCGTTGAACCTATGGTGGCTAAGGAAACACTTTGGCCTAGTCAACATGTCAATGCAGACGGAAAGCACGTGTTTCTGATTAAAAACATTAATAGAAACGATTGTCCTGCTGAAGCAGTAGGAATCGTTGACCCATTTTTAAAGGAACCTGTTGAACAGGGGCAACGCTTCTGGCTCGTCCTTTATCCGCGAACAATAAAGTCACTCAGGCATGTCTGGGAACATCCCGCATTCCCTCCTTCTGAGCTACAAACTCTTCCAGAGGCAGCAGAGAAAGAGTCCGAGGTAGAAAAATCCAAAAAATGGATTCAGGATTTTGTAATTGAATGCCAAGAATATGAAAATGAAATTGATTATGATTACATAAAAAAAGAGTCTTTAACGTATAATAATATTATGAGATTTGCTGATGAATGGGTAGATAGTAATCAGACGTATCCTGAATATTTTTACGTAAGCGAATCCCTAAGAAATAAAGGACTTCCTCAAGAATTTTGGGATCATTATGAAATTGTTACAGGTAAAAAAGTGGAAGAAAAGAAAAAAGAAAACTTCTTCACATGTTCTTGTTAGAGGGAGGGATTGAGAATGACCGATAAGCCTAATAATAACCAAAAAATTTCATTTGATGATTCACTCCCCACTGTAGATGAACTTCTAGCGACTCTAATGTTAGTGCCAGAAGATGATAAAGATTTAAAGGTTTCTATCAATTGCCACGAGAATCTTAAACCCCATTTAGTGAAAATGGGCTTTCGCATTATAGGGGTTAGAACAGGTTGCTATTTGGTTATAGGAGGTTATCAACAATGATTGAAGAAACCATGACAATAGATATCTTTTGCGGTGTTTACGATTTGAGGTTAATAAAGGAATTCTTCAATATGAAAGATATTGAGAGAGATAATATTATTTCTTGGTTAAATAAAATAACAGGTCTTAATTATAACTTGTGTCGATCCGATGAGGGATGTTCAGCGTCTCCAATGATGCTATGTTTGGGAGATGTGGTTATTATGCATCAAGGGTGGGTGAAATGACTGAAGAAAACAAAGACAAGAAAGTAAAATTTGAATTAGTAAAATCTACTTCAAGTCCGACCATATTAATGAAGGTACCTCAAGAGGGCGATATGAATTATCTCTTCCTTAGTCCTTCTCAAGCTCGTCATCTTTTAAATGAACTTCACCTATCCCTGAAAGAAGGAAATGGTGCTGATATTCTGGTAGTTCCATTTCCAAAGGAGATTAATGATGACTGAAGCAAAATTAAAGTCCGTAGAGCCGTTAATGCAATTGGTTCTCCTTGATATTTGTAATCTTAGGATGCATTGGGCGAAGTTAAAGAAAGAATGCCCTGAAGATTTTAGAGGTGCCGTTTTCTTCACTTGTGACAGTCATGTTTGTTATGGAGAAATTCCTTGTATTGATGAGATTTTAGAAAGCATGGAAGACGATATAAAAGATTTGGTGAGAGGCAGAGGGCATGAGTGAAGCCACCCATTCACTATATTTGTTTATCATATAAATTATTAAATTGCTATCTCTCGAAAAAGATCGTTTTTAGGAGGATTTCCGCTTATGTAAACGCTCCTTCTGAAATTGACAGAAACACTATCTATAAAAAAAATTTAATTTCTCAAAACTATCTCTTGTAATTATTATCCGAATAATGTTATGTTGAGATGAGTTATGGGAGATTAATAATAAATGATAGTGGGGAAGTGATTGCAACACCAAAAAGTCGCCGCGGTGTTTGTTGGTCAGGTGTCATAGACACATCACTTCTTAATGTAGGGACGGCTAAGCATTGCGGAATAGCGATGTAGGCTAAATCTACCCACTAATATTGATGAGGAGTAAAGAGATATGAGCAATAAAGCCAAACCATTAACCGTTGAGGAGTCTATACCTTTTGTTGAGGAAACGATCAAATGCACGTTGCAGAGTTTGTATGAGGTCGGGAAAGCTACAGGGAAATCTGATTATGAAAGAAAATTAGCTTATGCAATGTCTCATATAGAAACGTCTATAAACATCCTCAAAAGAACAGAAGAGGACTTGAAGTTTTGTCTTTTGGAGAGTTTGAAGGCATGCTCATAGGCTACGCCCGTGTTTCAACCTTAGACCAGAACCCTCAATTGCAGATCGATGCTCTCAACGATGCTGGGTGTGTAAAGATATTTACGGAGAAGAAGTCGGGGGCTAATGCCAAGCGTGAAGTGTTGCGCGAGGCTTTAGATTACATGCGTGAAGGGGATACGCTTGTAGTTTGGAAGTTAGCCCGTCTCGCTCGTTCTATTAAGCAAATATACTCAACTGCTGAAGAGTTGAAAGCGCGTAATATGGGGCTTTTAGTTTTAACGCAGAAGATAGACACAACGACTCCTGAAGGTAGGCTGTTTTTCCATATGAATGTTTGCTTTGATGAATTCCAGCGTGAGATTATCGTTGAAAATACTAGGGCTGCTTTAGCTGCGGCTAGAAGAAATGGCAAACTGGTCGGAAGACCCCCTTCCCTAAAGCCTGACGATATTGCCGCGGCAAAAGCTATGTTGAGGGATGTTAATATTACGGTAGAAGATATCGCTCGTAGGCTTGGTGTTGCGCCGTCAACACTTTATAGACATTTGCCTGGTGGCAGAGGAGGATTAGATGAGTGACAAAGAAAAAAGAGACCTAGCAGAATATTTAAAAGATTATAGGAAATTGATTCAGCTACATATGGATGAAACTGGCTATCACATGCTTATCTGTATCAGAGATGAAATCGACAAGGCCATTGAAGACTTGGTGGTAAATTGCAAATGAGTAAATATCAGATTTGGAGAGCAGAAAATGACAGATAAGTCTATGACCGTGGGTGAGATTACCCATAAACTCTTAAAGCATCGAAGAGATTGCACGGTTACTCTTGAAAAACCAGGATATATAACCATTAATTACAACAAAAATGCAACATCACCAAAGGGATTTATAGGAGCATTTGTGCAAATTCTTGTTGATCCTGACTCGTTGTCCCACATTCATTATTCCACAGTTGTAGGAGAAGTTGATAATGGAGAATAAGCCTATGACCGTGGGTGACGTGAAGGCAGCCATCAAAGACCTTCCTGATGATATGCCCGTCTTTCTTGATGATGAAAATGAAATTATGGAGTGTTTGAGCGTTATGCAAAAGGGAATTGCTGTTTTTAATTATGACTTGGACGATGATATAGAAGTTGAAGCTCTTGTTCTGGGGGTAGCGTGATGAGTGAAGAGAAAGAAATCACGTTAAGGGATATCGTTAAAAACGCCTTAGCATTTAATAATGAAACGTGGGACGACGTTACGATGCATACGATCCCTCTCCATCATTTACACGATCTTTATGACGATATCGCCTTTTGCGAGCCTATCCATTTCTTTATGTGGACAGAGAATTATGTTTATTATGACAGTTATTCAGAAGAAGGGTTTGAAATATGGCATGCACCAAGGAATCCACCGGAGCAAAGCGGCGCAAAGAATACTATGAGTGAAGAGAAGGCGCAATACGTGAAACTTGTTAATGAACATATTTGTCTTATCGCTATGCCTCATGAAATAGTCCATAGTATTCTTTGCGCCGCTGGTGGAACTGTTGAAGACCCGTCCATGTTTGGTAAAGAACATAGGGAGGAAGTACATAAGCAGATCAATGAGGTCATAGCAAAAATGGTTCCTACATATACTTTTATTGATAAAATCGGATAATCAACATTATGGAAAATGAAAATGACAATAAGGCAAAAGATTCACCCAAGGCTTGACCAGGTTTTGCACAATTACGCTTTATATCCGTGTCATGTCCAAAACCTG